TTTGAATCTTTGACAGGCCACCACTGATGTGACTGTGATCAAATTCAACACTTTCCACAGCACCACGATTCAACTGACTGGCTGTGCAAAACAAATATTTTCCTTGAACTGCCATGGCTCTAAGTTCTTCCGACACATACTTGTCTTTAATAAATGTATTCTCTGCTGAGATTTTAACAGACACAGGAGACATTAGATCTAAGTAGTCGACAATAACGTAGTCAACCGTGATACCGCTGTGAATTTTAAATTCATTTAACCATGCTTTAAGATCATTAACAGTTACACCCGGAGTAAGCTGTACCACTTGTAACCTGCCAGAAGATTTTCCTTTAATTTTAATAAAGTCGTGTACTTCATCTAAATTTTTATAAATTTCGCTAGTAGGCATTTCTTTAAGCATAGCATCCATACGCTGACTACATAGTCCTTCTGCTAACTCAAGACTAAAATAAACACCGTTAAGTTTTTGTGAGCTCCAGTTTAATGCTAGATTTTGTAAAAAGATACTTTTGCCAGAACCTGAACCACCAGCAAAAATATTAAGCTCGCCTCTATTAAATCCACCATAAAGTTTTTTATCAATAGTTTTCCAACCAGTACTAACTTGCCCGTTAGTACTTCTTAATGCTTCGAGACGTTCTTTTGGATTTTCAAAATAATCAGTGCCAAAACTTTTTGGCAATCCGATGCTAGTTGCTTCTTTAATTAACTTTTCTACTTCGCCATACTTGTGCTCATCTAAAAGTTCAGTACTAGCAATAATTGCATTTTCTAAAGCCTTGAATCTAGCAAAACGTTCAAATTGTTCGAAAAACCATTCTTTTTGTGTATCTACAACTGTTATAGGTACTAACTCAAATGCTGTACCTGTGACTGCTTTAATTTGTTCTGTACTAGGGCAATCGCTATACTTGGTAGAATATTCTTTAATAAATTTTGCTGTTTCTCTTAGAGATTTACTAAAGTAACTTTGATCTAAAATATTTTGACAACGACTCAACAAGTCTCTGTCGCTTATCAAAAATTGTAAAAACAACTTTTGAAAGTCTGAATCGAATTCATCTCTCATCTACAATACCTCTTTCCCATTAATCTAATTTTTGTCGGACTATGCTCTGCGGCCTGTAGTATGCTGTGAATAGCAAACAAGCGTCCATATTTCATCACTGCGTCACTGACGTCTTTACAGCCTTCCCACTCCGGAAAACTCACATTCCATCCATAATCAGCTGCACGTTCTACCAGTTGTAAGCCTGCGCGGTCTTTGTCAGGAATTACAATAGGTTCTATATTTAAGTCTTCGATCAGTTGTGCCTGATGATCGCTTAAATTATTACTACCTAAACTTAACCCGCTGGTCAATAACGCATCAAACTCTCCCTCTGAGACAATAACATATTGTCTTTGTTTACGTTGATAATCTAAACCGAATACATAGTCTGCGGGTGCTTTCTTATAGTACTTAGAAAATTTATCAGGTATCTCACCTACATATCTACTTTGAAAACCTACTAGCCTATTGTCATAAGTTAAAGGCAATATTACACGTTTGTCAAGTCCAGCATATTCTGCGTCAGTTTCAAGCCATACTGCTAGATCATAAATTTGTCTATTTTTTAAATATTCTATCTTTTTTTCATCGTCAACAGGACGAACATCAAATCCTAAATCAAAGTCGGGCCAGTTCGGAGTCCAAACAGGCTCTTGCTCCTTTTGTATCAATTGTTCTATGTCTGCTTGACTTAGTAATTCTAAGTTTAGACGTTGTACTTCTGCTTCATCAAAACCCAGTTGACGCATAAGTTTACGCATCTTAAAACTAAGAGTTCTGCCAGGTGCCCAACTTGTTTTGAAGTTACAGTTAAAACAATGATAGCTTACTGCGCCATCTGGATTAAACATTAATCCGCCACGACGTTTACTATCTGGACGACTCTGTCCATTGACCACACACATTGGACAGTTGAAGCTAATCCAGCCTTTGGGACTAGGTCTTCCATGTATGCGAGATTGAAGTAATGTTTGTAAGGCCGTCATGACCTTACTATTTTAACTTCTGTAAAGTATTTTGTCAACTGTTCCTGTGTTGTCATTGTCCGGAGTATAGACAATTCTAACCCAACGGAAACTACCTTTGAAATTCCAACCCTGTGTGATATGATTTTCTGGAATACCAATAGTCGGTGATATAACAGAATTGATTGGCAATGAATACTGTCCGTCAATAAATTTAACTGGACTATAGTTGCCCATACTACCATATTCTAAACTAGAAAATGCTGTTAATGTGCCTTTGAAGTTGGTTGTATGAATTTGAAGTGTATGTAGTGTACTACTGTCATTACGCTGTAAATTACCTTTAACTGGTTGACTTATCCAAGAATCACCGTCTTGACTAAACACTAACAATGTACTGTCAAAGAATTTTGGATAAGCACCATCTACTAATTCAACTTCCATTGTAGCCGCTCTGTTTAAATCAGAATACAAAGCTCTTGCCATACCATCATCTTCGTAGATCTGAGCACTTAATTGATAAATGCCTGGTTCTACATCAGTTAGATCAAAGCCAAATAAACTGAATTCACAGAATCCTTCTACTGGTTTAATGATCTGTGCTCTACGCTGTAAAATCAATTCCCCGCGTCTAACCTGCATTAAATTGACCATAACAGTTTTGCCTAATAGGTTAACTGGTTTGCGGTCTTGATTTTTGATGTCAAAGCCTAGTTTTGTGTCTACTCCTTTGTAGACGGTCTTTCGTATTGTGCTAAATGGCATGTTTCGTGTCCTACTGTATCCGTCCGAGTATATTAGTACACTTCGTTGGGGGTAATCTAAAAATGTGAATGTATCGCTCATAGTTATATTTATTTAATTTTAATTGAATTGAATTGACTGCTAAATATTACCGATGGCAGATCATAAAGAAATATTAGAGAAATTCCCCTTTCTTAGCCTATGTACGACAGGTGGCGAAGAAATTGTAGGCATTATACAGAACTATACCACCACCTTGGCCAGCATTTACGTTTTCAGTGTACTAAACTGTACAGAAGATAAACAAGAATTTATAGAATGTGGAGAAGAATGGTGGTGGGGTAGCAATAGACAACTGCCCATTAACTTAGTAATTGGACCAAAATTTAAAAGGTTTAGTTACTGTTTACGAACGTATAATATCAAAGATTTTGAAATAATACACGGAGAAGCTGTTAGCCTTCAAAACATAATCACCAAACGAATCAAAAGACGTCAAGTTCAACTCATACAAAAACTTTAAGATAAGTATATTATGTCCGAAATAATATACACTCTTATCTTAACTCATATCACCATCGTTGCTGTTACTTGCTTTTTACATAGAAGCCAAGCACATAAATCAGTTACATTTCACCCTGTAATTAATCACTTTTTTAGACTATGGTTGTGGCTGACCACAGGCATGGTTACCAAGCAATGGGTCGCTATTCATCGTAAACATCATAGTACAACTGATGTAGAAGGTGATCCACATAGTCCGCATGTCTATGGCATTTGGCGTGTGTTGTTTCGTGGGGCAGGTTTATATCACGAAGCTAGTAAAAATACTAAGATGGTATCTAACTTTGGACGTGGTACTCCTGACGATTGGTTAGAAAATAATGTCTACACTAAACATAGTCGTGTTGGTATTTTAATTATGCTATTAATTAACGTATTAGTGTTTGGCGTATGGGGAATCTTAATATGGGGTATTCAAATGATATGGATACCATTTTGGGCTGCAGGTGTTATCAATGGATTAGGTCATTGGTTAGGATATCGAAATGGAGAAACCAAAGATCAATCAAAAAACTTATCGTTCCTTGGAATTGTAATCGGCGGCGAAGAATTACACAACAACCATCATTTAAGTCCTGCCAGTGCTAGATTAAGTAGACGTTGGTTTGAATTTGATATAGGCTGGTTTTATATTAAAACACTGAGCTTGTTAGGCTTGGCTACTATCAACACCGTTGGATAAATGATTAAGTTGTAATACAATAGCTGCCGCATAACCAATTGCGTGACTACGCTTAAAACTATAAACATCATCAGTCTTAGTCCAAACTTCTCTAGCAATCTCTGCCCACGTTCTACCTATCAAATGTTTTTTGCCTGGACGAATAACTGCCAGTACCATAGCCAGTTGTTCAATGCTACGTGGCTTCATTCTAATAACCGTATCACTATGATTGTGGATATGGAATAATTGTTGGATAACTTCTCTATGTTCCAACAATTCCCACATAGGTTCTTTTTCTAATAGCTCATCGATCTGTTCATTGCTAGTAAAGTCATTATAGATACCAACATTCAGCAAGTCAATTTTAAACCAACCAGTGTCTTCTGCTTGTTTATAATCTAGTGTACATAATCCAGTAAACGGATTCAAAGGCACTCGGTGGAAGTATACCCCTGTATTATGTTTACGTTGTTTAACTCCGTCTTGCTGCATAGCAGGAACATGCTCTAGTAGCTTTAACACTTGTTCTCTGTTGGCAAAGTCTATGTCGACGTCTGTACTCAATGTAATTTCTCCGGTGGTGAAAATCTTTTAACTTTATCTTTTTGACTTAATATGCTATCAACCATTAAGTCAAACTCTACATCATTTAAGGCAGTTTTATACATACTCAATGATTGTGTCATCATTATTGCAGCAATCATCAAAGGATCGTATTCTTGTACTAGTTCTGATACAGCCAACAATAGTTGATTATAAACTTCCTGTAATTGTTCTTTTTCATTCATTGTTATTTTTTCTAACAGCACGATTGGCTTTATTATCAGTAGTATACAATCGTTGTTCTAGTATAGCAACCTTTTTTAACAAATTTTGATATGCTTCAGCTGTTGGTACAACAACACGTTCGCCATTGATTTCCATTTCAACCATATTGTTAATAATCCTAGCCGAACTTTCTTTTGTTGGTTTAGGTCTAAGCAAAGAAGCTCGTTGTCTACTATATTGATTCATACTATTTCCGCCTTGTTAAAAACTTCCTGTACCCAATCAGCATCAGACTGCTGACGTTTTACTTTGATTTTCCACTGTTGTGGTTCAATGTAATCTATCAATGCTTGAATCTGTCCTGGTTCAAGCCTATCAATTAATCTACTACCTTGATCAGTAGCAAAGGTACACCACGGACTAATACGACCCATTCTGATATCTTGTACTGCGTCTACTGTGCTGACTCTAGCAAAGTATTCACACCAACTATATCCGGTCTTTTCTGCCCATGCTTTCATATTTAACAAACTTCGTTCGATTGCTCGCTCTACAGTTTCTTTTTTAGTTCTATCTTTAACATAAGTTTCATAAACAACTGCTTTACACCAGTCACTCATCTTTACGCTTTGCATGATAATAAATTTAACAAACTCTTCTGGTTTATCCAAGTTCAAGTCAATGATATGTTTGGCTAACTTCATAAAGTCAGTGTAATATCTATTATCGATAAAGTCGTCGTAGGGTTTATCGTTTTTGATATTAGCAATACTCAGCCTTCTAAACACTAGCCAACTTTGATAAGCAATACGATTTTGTTTTAGATCCTTGTCAATCATCCTACGTTTCTTCTCACATAAGTGAGACATTAGCGTATTTTCTCTAACAAAGTCTTTATTACAATATCTACATTTATAAGTCATTGGCACTAGCGATAACGTCTTTGTCTTTAACATGGTACTGTTCTAACATATCCTTTGCGGATTTTTTATCCAAGTTGCCGATCCAAATATCCAACTCTTGATCGTCCAAATGCGGATGTAAATCTCTCAACCAAGATCTAAACGCATTCTTCTTTTTCTTTTTTCCACCGCTAGGCGATATGTAAGGATGCTTAACACTTTGTCCGCATCCAATTACACTCATCAGTAACCACTTAAATTCTTCATCCTTAATGTCGCTGAAGTTAACATTAAGAATGTCATTGGTCATAATTAAGTAATGTTCTATGATATCATTTGTATAGCTTTCTACGCTACTTAGATACCTCATAACTAGCCAAGCACCAAATGCTTTACGTTCTTCGTCGTTGAGAGTTTCGTAAAATCCTTTAACACGACGATCCGCATTGGGTAGCACCTTGTTGAACATATCCAACTTAGGCGGCTCTCTATTTGTACTTGCTGTTTTCTTAGTTGCCATTGTGTATTATAACAGATTTAATACATCTTTTCAACTGCCAGGATCTCCGGAAGTTTAGTTGTTTCTTTGACAAAGTAAGCACATTGTGGTTTGCTACCGCTTTCTAATGGCACAGACAAAATATGCCCATGTTTGAGTTTAGGAGTATACCAGCGAATGTCTTGAAACACATTAATAATTTCTAAGGGCTGAAAGTCTAATCTAAAACTGCTGATAGGATTGAATACATAAGCACTGAATCCCCGATCATTGATATTCATAATAGGAACGATTTCCAAGTCGCCGTGATCCTTTTCGCCGATGACAATATACCAATCCAATGGAACTTGGATAACATTTTCACCTATCTTAAGTACTGCTGCAGGAGCATGAAATGTTTCCATGAAGATCAGTGGAACAAAATGATAGTCTACATTCTTTGGATCGTTCCAATCAAGTACTGCGTAACGTAGATCTTCTACTTCTTCTGGCAGCGAATTTAAATCAAATGCTGTGTTGTCTACTGTTAATATATTCATAGGTATTTCACTTTCTCGATTTTATAAGGATAACCCGCTTCCTCATAATATTTCTTTCT